CACCTGGGGCCTCTGCGACTGGTTCTCCTGGCTTCCGGCGAAGCGCTGCGCCTTGCCCGAATACGTGCCTGACGTTGAGGGCGGGAAGCCGTGTCCCGTCGCCCTGACGACGTGGAAGATCAAGGCCATCAAGCTCATGATCCTGCTGGACCGGCGCGGCGGCGTGACCAGAGCCGACATGAAGCACCTCGGCATCAGCCCGACCCGCTGGACCGACGCCTATAACGGGTTCCTGGCCCCTGACTCGATCAAGGGCCAATACGTCAGGTGCGCCAGGACGCCTGACCTGAAGGCCCAACACCCGACGAACTGGCAGCAGATCGAGGCCGACTTTGCCAAATGGGCGCCGGCCGATCTTCTGACCTCGACCGCGCCGGTCGATCTATTCCCCGCCAACGACACCCAACCCAAGGAGAGTGCGGCATGACCGACAACGTGACCAGGCTTATCGAAGCCAGGCAGGAACGTTTCGCCAAGGATGTAGCGTCACTGATCAAGGCCGGAAATATCGACGAGGCAATGCAGAGGGTCAAGGAACTGTCAGAGCGGGTTGATCGACGCGCATCGGAGAAGTCCAAATGACCCAGCCCCTACCGTATGAGCCTGTGAGAATGGGATGGACAGGTTTTGATCAATTTCCATGGGATTGCGGTTATGCCCCGTGTGAGATCTTGGTCGAGGATGCGGATGGAGAAGAACCCAATCCGTTTTACGTCACCCTCGCCAACGGCCAACGCATCATCGTCCGAGCCCTATCCGAAGACCGTAAGGCCGCACGGGCCTTCAACCGGCGCGTCAAGAAGGCCGTGGATGCGAACCAGAGGCCATGGCTGAGGGGCGTGGAATGAGCGACATCGTGCAAACCCGCTATGGCGCATGGGACCGAGAAAACGACCCATGCCCCGGCTGCGGAGACGGCGATAAGGTTCCGCCTGGAGAGGCGTTCCAATGCTCTGTCTGTGACGCTGAATGGTTCGAGGAAGACGGCGACGAGGACGACCAATGAGCAAAGCAGATCGCCAGAAGAAGCGCCTCCGCAAGGGCCGGTACGCCAACGACAATCGCCCTCAGGGAGCCACAGCATGAGCCAGCTAACCGCCACCCATCGCCAAAAGGTCGAACTCGCCCGCCGTAAGATCGCCCAGCGCCTGGAGATCATCCGAGGCCGGGTTGAGGTCGATCACGGCTGCAACCTGATGGCCCAGGTCGAAAAGGCCGCGATCCAGTTGCACCTGCTGAACCTTCGAGACTGCGAAGAAATCCTGAACCGGGTCGATGAACGGCTGATCCAGCGCGAAGCGGAGCGGGCCGCATCCCAGGTCGCCAACGACATCGGGGAGCAAAACGAACTACTAGCCTCTCGCGGAGTGAAGACGGAACCGGCCGGCAACAGCTTCAGCCGGGACGGGTTTGTCTGGCTTGAGAGCAAGCGCCGCCTATCGCCCGACCACATCGCCACAGGCCGAAAGGTCCGCGCCCTCCATGACCGGGCGACATGGGACGGTCTGCGGTCCAAGGCGGACAACGACAACGGATCTGGGGAAACAGCCACCTTCCTCCCGACCGAAGCGTCTATGCAGGCCAAGAGCGAGATCGCCCGGCTTCGCGAGCATATCGTGATCAGCTCCGGCAGCTCCGGCCCGTTCGACCTGATGATGGCGGTCTGTGGTGAAGGCGTGACCCTTCGAACCATCGCAGGCTGTGACGATCGTAAGGCCATCGTCCTTGAAGGCCAGTTGATCGTCGCCCTGGAAATGGCCGCCGTCGCCTTCCGTCGAATGGGAGACAGAAACGCCGCTTGACCTTTTCGGAAAAAGGCGTGAAAGGAAGCGTAACGCACAAGACGTGCGACTGACACAGGGCTCCCGGCAACCGCTCGGAGCCCTTTTCCGTTTCCAACCCCTCCACGCAATGAGCTACGGCGATAAGGCTGGCTGGGGTGATGAGAGACGGGAATGCAGAGTTTCGGGCTTAGGCCCGCACAAGTTCAGCGCCACAGCGGACAAGGCTATGGCCCGTATCGTTCGCCTGTCTGAGGGAGCTTCCGCGCTTGCGTGGCGGCGCCGTACCTCGGACGGGCGAGGCGCAACCGGGATGGGAAGCGAGTGGCTGACCAGGCGCTGAAACCAACCCGGACATCGGAGATCGCTATGTGGGGCTTGGCTTTCAGCTTGAACCCGTCCGAATGGCGCTTCGGTAAGTGCGACGCCGTCGATGACGGCCTTGTCGTTGGCGTGTGGTGGTGCTTCGGCCCCGTCGCTCTCTGCTACGACTACGAGTGACCCGCCCCCAAAAGGCGTTCATACAGCGGAGCCCGTATGGCCCGGCTATCTCACCTATCATCACGGGTGAGCTTCGCCCCTGATCGTCGGTCATTCCCCGCAGACGCAGCCAAAGGCCCGGCCCCGTCCCAGCACTCCTCCCCTTGGAAGGCTTGGTACAAGACCGCCCGCTGGCGCCACCTCAGAGAGCAAGTCCTGATCAGGGACGCCTACACCTGTCAGAGGACAGGCCAAGTCCTAGGCGGAAAGCACCCAGCCCCTGACAGCCCCGTGGTGAACCACAAGCGCCCCCATCGTGGAGACGAGCGCCTGTTCTGGGACATCAATAACCTGGAAGTTGTAGCCAAGTCTGTTCATGACTCCGCGATCCAGGCCGAAGAGCAGCCCAGCCTGCATCAGCGGGGCGACTGGAGCTAGGCCGACCGGGGGGGGCGGTAAAAAGTCTGAAAAGTCTGTTGCTTAGAGACCGGCGACCAACTAACGGACAGATTTTATTCCCGAAAAACTTGGTAGCGAGAACTTGCTAATGTCTCTCACGGCGAAGCAGCTTCGTTTCGTCGAAGCTTATCTTCTTGATCCAAATGGAAAAAAAGCGGCGATCGCGGCTGGCTACAGCCCAAAGTCGGCGGAGGTTGAGGGCTCTCGACTGCTAAGTAACGCTAAGGTGGCTGCGGAGCTTTCCGCCCGTCGCAAGATCCTGGAGATCAGGACCGGCATCACTCCCGAGCGGGTTCTTCAGGAGCTTGGGAAGCTGGGCTTCAGCGACATCCGCCAAGTGATCCAGTGGAGGGCGAATGTCACGCACATGGATGAGGATGAGGACGGCGAGCCGCGACTGTCTGTTTCCAGCCAAGTGACTATCAATGACAGCGACGCAATATCCGACGAGGCGGCGGCTGCTATATTGGAAGTGTCGCAGACCAAAGACGGCGCTCTAAAGGTCAAGATGCATGACAAGCTGGGAGCGTTGGTAAAGATTGGTCAGCACCTCGGAATGTTTAAGGCCACCACACCCGAACCACCCGGCAAAAAGCAATCGGCTGATCTTGCGGCGATGACCGCTGAAGAAGGCACGGACTGGGAGCGCCTTCTCAACTAGATTTATTTCGGGTAAATAATTCGGGCCGGAACGGTGCGCTAACACCTTTACCGGCCCTAACCTCAACGAGCGATTGGAGCGCTTGTCATGGCTGCGGCCACCATATCCGAACCCGTGAAGGGTTGCACCCGCTGCGGCGGCACATTTCCGGCGAGCTCAGAATATTTTGGCCCGCATCCGCTCGGTCGTTTCGGTCTCTACCCGCAGTGCCGACCATGCAAGAAGTTAGTGGATGCGGAACGCCGCGCGAGGCCGGACCAGAAAGTAAGACAGCAAGAGTGGCGCAACGCCAATAAGGCCAAGGTGCGCGAGACGAACCGGGCATATCGTGCTGCTGGCTACAAATCGACCGAACATGTCGCTCAGTGGAGGGCGGCAAACATAGACCGCGCTCGCCGGCAAGAGGCTAGGCGGATGCGCGAGCGACGCGCCAAAGATCCAACGTTCCGACTCCTGTGCCGATTGAGGGCGCGGCTCGGAGCTATGGTTTCCAAGGGTGGACGCCGAACCGATAGGGTTCTCGGCTACACCGCCGATGAACTCCGGGCTCATCTTGAGCGCCAGTTCGTCAAGGGCATGGGCTGGCACAATGCCGACCAATGGCATGTGGACCATATCATTCCCGTCAAAGCTTTCTCGATCACCAGTGTGGACGATCCGGATTTCGCTGCGTGTTGGGCTTTGTCGAACCTGCGGCCGATTTGGGCCGACGAGAACCGTAGGAAGGGGGCTCGCCGGGTCAACCTCCTGTGAGGTGCCATGGCGTCAAATTGGAACACAGCATCGCCAGATTGGGGGGAAAGGATCAAGGCTGGGCGGTCGCTCATACCGGACCTTCCGCTGATTAAGTCAGAATCAGAAAGGGCGGTCGCCATTTTTGACCGTCTGCGGCTTCCGGACGTTCCGGGCCAGCCGCCAATGCGTGAGGCCGCTGGGGACTGGCAGAGGGATTTAGTCGCCGCCGTCTTCGGGTCGTACGATCCAACCACAAATGAGCGGCACATCCGCGATTTCTTCTGCATGGTGCCGAAGAAATCGTCCAAAACCACGGCTGGCGCCGCAATAATGCTGACGGCGCTTCTTAAGAACAAGCGTCCGAACGCAGAGTTCTTGCTCATCGCGCCGACGCTGGAAATCGCTGACCTGGCCTATCGGCAGGTTGTCGGAATGATCGAAGCAGACCCCGTTCTTAAGGCCAAGTTTCACGTTCGGGACCATATCAAGAGGATCACCTACCGTCCGACTAAGGCTTTTCTGAAAGTAAAGAGCTTTGACCCGAAGGTAGTTACTGGATCGAAGCCGAGCGGCGTCCTGCTAGACGAGCTTCACGTCATAGCTACAGCTCCGGACGCGGATCGCGTGATCGGGCAGCTCAAAGGCGGATTGCTACCGAATCCAGAAGCTTTCTTCATCACGATCACGACCCAAAGCGAGAGACCACCAGCGGGAGTCTTCAAGGCGGCCCTCCAGACTGCACGTAGAGTGCGTGACGGTCTGGTTAACCTGCCTCTTTTGCCGGTCCTCTACGAGTTTCCGCCTGAAGTCGATTGGCAGGACATCGACAACTGGCACATGGTTACGCCGAATAACGGGCGCTCAATTACGGTGGAGCGTCTGGTTTCGGACTATGAGGAAGCCAAGGACAAGGGCGAAGAGGAACTTCGGCGTTGGGCGTCTCAGCACCTCAACCTGGAGATTGGGCTTGCGCTGGCTCATGACCGCTGGGCCGGAGCCGATTATTGGGAAGGTGCGGCGGACAAGAGCCTGACCCTGGACGAGGTTTTGAGGCGGTCGGAAGTCTGCACGGTCGGGATCGACGGCGGCGGCTTGGACGACCTGTTCGGCCTCGCCGTCTTGGGTCGATGCAAGGAAACGCAGCGGTGGCTTCTCTGGACCCACGCATGGGCTCATGACGACGTGCTGAAGCGGCGCCAGGACATCGCCAGCCGGCTGAAGGATTTCGAGACTGACGGCGACTTGACGATCTCCGAAGATCCGATGGCCCCGATCATGGAGGCCGCCGCCTATATCGAGCGGGTCAAAGAGGCCGGGCTGCTTCCTGAAGCGGAAGGCGTCGGTATCGACCCTATCGGCGTCGCGGCCCTGGTGGACGAGCTAGAGGCCCGTGGGATCGCTCCAGGCCAGCAAGTCGCCATCCGCCAAGGCTTCGCCCTTTCTCCCGCTTCCTGGGGCTCTGAGATCAAGCTCAAGAACGGGTCTTTGAAGCACGGCGGACAACGGATGATGGCCTGGTGCGTCGGGAACGCGAAGGTCGAGGTTCGCGGCGGCGCCGTGATCATCACGAAACAATCGGCCGGCCGGGCCAAGATCGACCCGCTGGTGGCGGCGTTCAACGCAATGATGCTGATGTCGCGGAAGCCCCAGGCCCGCGTGGAACCGAAGTTCCAAATGTTTTTCGCCTGAAGGCGATCCCTGAAATCTGAAACGGAGGCCGCCATGCAGGATCGGGCCTACAGCGTCCTTGAAATCAAGGCCGTAAGTGACGACGAACGCCTTATCGAAGGCATCGCGACCACCCCCTCAACCGACCGTATGGGCGACGTAATCGAGCCCATGGGCGCCCGCTTCGCCGCTGAACTCCCCCTCCTCTGGCAACACAACCACGCTGAACCCGTGGGTCATGTCCGGTTCGGCAAGCCGACGCCCCAGGGCATCCCTTTCACCGCCCGTGTCGCGAAGATCGCCGAGGAAGGCGAACTCAAGGCCCTCGTGGACAAGGCGTGGCAGTCGGTTAAGGCCCGTCTGGTCCGCGCTGTCTCCATCGGTTTCCGACCGATCGAATACGCCCTGATGGAAGGCGGCGGGGTCCGCTTTCTGGAGACCGAAATCCTGGAGTTGAGCCTCGTGACGGTTCCGGCGAACCAGGACTGTACGATCACCCAAATCCGCTCCATCGACACGAAACTGCGGGCCGCGTCAGGCCAGACGCAGGCGGTCGATGGGCGTGTGTCGCCCGGCGCTCCGGGCAAGCCCGCGACGGTCATTCCGGCCGCCGCTGAACGCCAGACAAGGAGCATTCCCATGGCGAACCGTACCGTGGCGGAACAGATCACCGCCTATCAATCCGCCCGTGAGACGAAGGCGGCGCGCATGACCGAGATCATGCAAGCCGCCGCTGACAAGGGCGAAACCCTCGACGCCGAGGCGACTGAGGAATACGACAACCTCGACGCCGAGGTGAAGTCCATCGACGCTCACCTGAAGCGCCTCGACGCGCTGGAGAAGGCCAACGCCGCCACCGCCAAGCCGGTTGACGGCGCCGTGGATACCAAGACCGGTTCGGACGCCCGCGCCCCGGCCCGGGTCGAGGTGAAGGCCGCCAATCTGCCGAAAGGCACCGCCTTCACCCGCTATGCGATGGCGCTGGGGCGGTCGAAGGGCAACCTGATGCAAGCCGCCGAGATCGCCAAGGGCTGGGCGGACTCGACCCCGGAGGTCGAAACCGTCCTGCGCGCCGCTGTCGCCGCCGGCACCACCACGGACACGGCCTGGGCGAAGCCCCTCGTCGAATACGAAAACATGGCTTCGGAGTTCGCAGAGCTGCTGCGGCCTCAAACCATCATCGGTCGCATTCCCGGCCTTCGTCGCGTTCCCTTCAACATCAAGGTTCCGCGTCAGACCGCAGGCTCGTCTGCCTCCTGGGTCGGGGAAGGCAAGCCCAAGCCGGTTTCGGCCCTGGCGTTCGATCAACTGACCCTGGGCCACACCAAGCTGGCCGGCATCGTCGTTCTGACCGATGAGCTGGTCCGCTTCTCGAATCCGGCCGCCGAGTCGATCGTTCGCCAAGACCTGATCGACACGATCGTGGCGACGATGGACAAGGACTTTGTGGACCCCGCCAACTCCGGCACCACGGATGTCAAACCGGCCTCGATCACCAACGGCGTGACTCCCGTCACCGCCTCCGGTACCGACGCCGACGCCGTCCGGGCCGACGTGAAGGCTCTGCTGTCGAAGTTCCTGACCGCCAACCTGTCGCTGTCGGGCGCCGTGTGGATCATGAGCGAGGTGCAGGCCCTGGGCCTCGCCCTGATGCTGAACCCGCTCGGTCAGCCGGAATTCCCCGGCATTTCGATCAACGGGGCGTCCGGCGGCACCTTCTTCAATCTTCCGGTCGTCCTGTCCGAAAACGTCGTCGCCAATCCGGGTTCGGGCTCGCCCGTGACCGGTGACGGCGGCCGGATCATCCTGGCGAAGGCGAATGAGATCATGCTCGCCGACGACGGTGAGGTGATGCTGGACGTCAGCCGCGAAGCCTCGCTCCAGATGGACAGCTCGCCGGATAGCCCGGCTGATGGCGACACCGTTCTGGTCTCGCTGTGGCAGCACAACATGGTCGGCATCCGCGCCGAACGCTTCATCAACTGGAAGAAGCGTCGTGCCGGGGCTGTCCAATACATCGACAGCGCCAACTACGGCGACGCCGCCTAAGCCTGACGGGGCCGGTTTTAGGATCGGCCCCGCTTCTCTTCGATAGGAGGGCCGCCATATGGCCGATGCGAAGACCAATCTCATCGCGACGAAATCGCTGCGCTACGGCACTCGTCGCCTGATGGCGGACGATGGGTTTCAGGCCCGGCCGCGTGACGCCCGGCTTCTGGTCGCTATAGGCAAGGCCCGGTATGCCACGGAAGACGCCAAACCGGCTGCCGAGCCCGTGGCTGATGATCTGTCCGATTTACGGGCCGAATATCAAGCCAAGGCGGGCAAGAAGCCCTATCACGGCTGGGATGCTGACACCCTGCGCGCCAAGATCGCCGAGGGCTGACTGTTGCGCCTCTTTGGCCTGACGATCACCCGCGAAAAGTCGCTTGCGTCGGTTGACCAGCGCGGCGGCTGGTGGCCGATCGTTCGCGAGTCCTATGCCGGTGCATGGCAGGAGAATGTCGAGGTCAAGCTCGACTCCGTCCTGTCCCATTCGGCCGTCTTCCGCTGCGTCTCGCTTATCGCGTCAGACGTGGCGAAGATGCGGATTCGTCTAGTCCAAGTCGATGACGACGGTATCTGGTCGGAGACCACCAGCCCTTCCTATTCCCCGGTCCTGCGTAAGCCGAACCGCTTTCAGAACCGCATCCAGTTTTTCACGAACTGGATGGAGTCGAAGCTGACGCGCGGCAACACCTATGTGCTGAAAGAGCGCGACAATCGAGGTGTCGTGATCCGCCTCTATGTCCTGGACCCGGCGCGCGTGAAGCCGCTCGTGGCGGATGACGGATCGGTCTATTACGAACTGCGTCAGGACACCCTTTCAGGGCTGACGGAGAGCGCCGTCGTGGTCCCCGCCAAGGAGATCATTCACGACCGCTGGAATACGCTTTTCCACCCGCTGGTCGGCCTTTCCCCGATCTTCGCCAACGGCCTCGCCGCGACGCAGGGCCAGGCCATTCAGAATATGTCGGCCGGGTTTTTCCAGAACGGCGCCCAACCCGGCGGTGTCCTGACCGCGCCTGGCGCCATCGCCGACGAAACGGCCGCGCGTCTGAAAGCGCATTGGGACGCCAACTATACGGGCAAGAACCGGGGCAAGGTCGCTGTCTTGGGCGACGGCCTCAAGTACGAACCGATGACCGCCAAGATGGTCGATTCTCAACTGGTCGAACAGTTGAAGTGGTCGGCGGAAACGGTGTGTTCTGTCTTTGGCGTTCCGGCCTACAAGGCAGGCGTCGGCCCTGCCCCGGCCTACAACAACGTCGAGGCTCTGAACCAGCAATACTATTCGGACTGTCTTCAGATCCATATCGAGAGCGTCGAGCTTTGCCTTGACGAGGGGCTGGAGATGAAGCCGCCCTATGGGACGGAGTTCGACATTGACGACCTCCTCCGCATGGACACGGCGACGCAGATTGAGGCGCTGACCAAGGCGACGACCGGCGGCCTCATGAAACCGGATGAAGGGCGCAAGAAGCTCGGTCTGAAGCCTGTGGAAGGTGGGGACGCTGTTTACCTCCAGCAGCAGAACTACTCGCTGGCCGCCTTGGCGCGACGTGACGCTCAAGTTGATCCGTTCAATCCGGCGCCTGCTGAGACGCCAACCGTGACGCCCGATCCGGCGAACGATGACGAAGCCCAGGCCCGCGCGGCGATCGCGCTCCTGGAGAAGGATTTCCGGGAGGCGCTGAATGCTTGACACCAAGGCTATCGTCAGTGCCCTCGCGCCTATTGTGAAATCCCATGTCGCAGAGGCGACGGCTCCGCTTCTCGCGCGCATTGCGGAACTGGAAAAGCGCCAGCCTGAGCGCGGCGAGCCGGGGCAAAACGGCCGGGACGGCATAGACGGAGCCGATGGCCGCGACGCAGAACCGATCACGGATGAACAGATCGCCGCCGCTGTCGAACGCTTCCTGACCGCCAACCCTCCCCCGGCCGGGAAAGACGGTCGGGACGGCATAGACGGCAAGGACGGCGCACCTGGCGAAAAAGGTGCAGACGGTCTCGACGGCAATGATGGGGCCGATGGTGTCGGTCTCGCCGGAGCCATGATCGACCGGGACGGCGAACTGAACGTCACTCTGACTAACGGCGAAGTCCGTAAGCTCGGGCCGGTCGTCGGGCGTGACGGCAAGAACGGAGAGCGCGGCGAGGCCGGGTTCTCTCTGACGGACTTCGACACGGACTGGCGACCGGATGAAAAAATCCTTGTTCTCTCCTGGGACGCCGGGGACTACCGCTACAGCCATGAACTGTTCATCCCGTACCTTCGCGATGCGGGGGTCTGGAGCGAAGGCGCGACCTATCTGAAGGGTGATGGCGTTACCTGGGGTGGCTCGCTCTGGATTGCCCAAGACGACACGGCAGACCGTCCAGAGGCCGGCAAGTCGTGGCGCTTGGCGGTGAAGCGCGGCCGTGACGGCAAGGACTTTGCCGGCCCGCAGCCTTCGACGCCGACGAAGGTCAAGGTGTCCTGATGGTGGCCCTCGTCACTCTGGATCGGGCCAAGGCTCACCTTCACATCGAAGGTGAAGATCAGGACGATGAACTGACGCTGAAGGTCAGCGACGCCTCCGAAACGGTCATCGACTATCTGAAACGGCCCGACCATGGCTGGACCGACGAAACCGCCCCCGGTCAGGTCCAGGCCGCCGTTCTTCTGGTCCTGGGCGCCCTGTGGTCTCAGCGCGAAGGCGTGGGTCAGAACGCAGAAGACCTTGATCCTATCTCTCCCGCCGTTGTCTCGCTGTTGCGCCGTATGCGCGACCCGGCGATTGCATGAAGGAGTCTGCGATGCGCGTCCGCTTCACCGCCCCGTTTGACTACACCCCGGCTGAAGAACCCCGCGTCCTCATCGCCTATTCTCCGATTGGCGGCGAGGAAAAGGACGGGGAATACACCGTGCGCCGCGAATGCGGCGAGGCGGCGGTCGCCCAAGGCAAGGCGGTCGCGGTCAAGGCGCCGTCCCGCAAGGCTGACAATGCCGAAACCTAAAGGCGCGGGCGACCTTCGTCACAGGGTCTATTTCGAGCGTCGGGCTGAAGGCGAAGATGGGTACGGAAACCCGGTTCAGGATTGGGATGCGCTTGGCATCAGCCGGGCCGCAAGCCTGACGCCGACGCGGGGATCTGAAACGGTCCAGTCGGATCGTCTTTCCGGTCGAGTGCAATGGGATTGCTGGGTCCGGTCGGACAGCGGGACGCGGACGATCCAGACCGGTGACCGGATGGTGGATGAGCGCGACCCGACCCGGACCTTCAACATCGGCTTTATCGGTGACATGGACGGCGCCCGGACATGGCTGCTGATCCAGGCGACAAGTGGGGTTGCTGATGGCTAAGGGCGGGCTTGAAGGCGTGGAGCGCCTGACCCGCAAACTGGCCGCCATGACACCCTCTGTCAGGAAGGCGGCGGGACAGGAGGCGTTTCTCCAGGCCGAGGAAATGGCCGCCCAGATGCGCCGGATCGCCCCTCGGGACGACGACCCGAACAACGGCGAACAGGTCAGAGACCATATCCACGTCGAGGAAGGGCGTTTGGGCGACGTGTCCTATGTCGTGATCAGCGACGCCAAAGACGCGAAGGGCCGGCCGAAAGCGCCTCGCGTCGAGTTGGGCCACGTCGCGGCGAACGGCCGATACGTCGAGGCCAGCCCTTCGTTCTATCCCGTCGTCCGGTCAAGCCAGCGCAAGGTCAAGCGGCGGATCGCCAACGCCATGCGCCGGGCCATCAAGGCGGAGGCCGCCAAATGATCGACCCGCAACTTCCGCTCCAGGCGGCCATCGTCGCGGCCGTAAAGGCCGACACTGAACTGAACACCTTGATCGCCGGCCGCATCTTCGACCGGGTGCCTGTCAATCAAGACGGAAGCCCCCAAGGGCCGTTCCCGTATCTGAGTTTCGGGGCGGCCGACACGACAGACGAAGGCGCGTCCTGCGTCGGGCCGTCGGATTGCTACATCGACCTGAACGGCTGGTCCCGCGCGGTCGGCTATCCCGAGGTCAAGCGCATCGGCGCCCGCGCCGCCGTCGTCCTGAACGCCAGGCTCACGGTCGCCGGGTTCGAAGTCGTGACGCACCGGGTAGAGCGTCTTTCCTATCAGCGTGAACAGGACGGGCTCACCAGCCGGGCCATCCTTCGTCTGCGCTACGGCCTTCGCAAGGCCGCCTGATCCCGCACTCAGCGGGCTATCCCGCCCCTTCCTGGGGTTTCCTTCGACAGAGAAAGGCATCCGCATGTCGGACGTTTTCGTGAGCGTCGTCTCGGGCGAGGAAATCCTCGTCCAGATCGGCGACGGTGCAGACCCCGAAGTCTTCACCCATGACTGCATGATCAACGGCTCGCGCGGCTTCAACCGCACGGCCACCACGACGGATCAACAGATTCCGAACTGCACGGACCCTTCGAAACCGCCCAAGACGATGCGCCGGGTGGACTCGACCGACACCACGATTTCAGGCGAGGGCCTGCTTCACTCGACCTCGACCCTGGCCTGGCTGAACCGCGTCGGTCAGACCATCAACTGCCGTGTCCGCAAGGCCGGCGCCTTCCAAGTCGAAGGCCCGTACATCCTCACGGAGTTCAGCCTGACCGGGAACGCCCGTGAATACGCCACGGCCTCGATCACTCTGGTTCAGGCCGACGAACCGACGATCACGGCCGGTAGCTAATGAGCCGCAGCGCCCGCATCACCGCTCCCTTCGGCGATGGAACCTACACCTTCCGGCTCGACATCGGCGGGCTGGAAGAGTTGCAGGAGAAGACCGACGCCGGGCCGGAGCAGATTTATGCCGACATCGCGTCAGGCCAGTGGAAGGTCGCTCACCTCAGAGAGACGATCCGCATCGGTCTGATCAGGGGCGGCATGGAGCCGGTGCGGGCGCTCGCCATGGTCGCGCGATACGCGGCCGAAGGCTATCTAGCGGACCTCAAACCCCTGGCCCTCAACATCATCGCCGCCGCATTGGTCGGAGCCCCTGATGAGGACAAGCCAGCGGGGGAGCCCGAGGCGGGGGCGAAAGACCCCTCCCCCGCCGAAAGATCAGGTTCGGCGAGTTCTACGCAGCAGGCGCCCAAATCGGCCTCTCCCCAGCCCAGGTCGAAGAAAGCTCGATCTGGCAGCTAGGCGAGGCCCATCGCGGATGGCGTCGCGCCCAGGGTGTTGAGGAGAAAGCCGGGGCTCCGTCGATCGAGGCTTTCGAGGCGGCTGTGAAAGAGGCTAGGCTCTCCTGAAAAGGGAGAGGTGGAATGAAGAAGATCATTGTCGCTGTGCTGCTTCTGGGCGGCTGTCAGTTTGTGCCGGGCTCAGATCAACAGCGGATCGAGGCGGCGCAAAAGCGCGTCGCCAGCGAGCTTAGAGACCCGGCGGGCGCCGAATTCAGGAATAGCCGGATCAAAGACGGTTGGGTCTGTGGCGAGGTCAACGGAAAGAACGCTTACGGCGGGTATGCTGGTTTCCAGCGCTTCGTCGTGGGGCCTGACAGCGTGTCGCTGGAAGAAATCACAAAAGACGACGCAGCCGCCCGCCAGTACTTTGAGGTGCTGTGGATCGGCTGTGACTAACATGGGGCCGCAGCGCCCCTAAAGGGGCGCCCATGGCCGAAGAGATCGAGCGCCTTCTTGTCAGGGTCGAGGCTAACGCTGAAGCCTTCGAACGCCAGATCAAGAAGATCAATAGGGCGCTCTACGGATCCCAAGCGGAGACGCGGAAGACGCTCAACGCGATCCAGCGCGACACAGAGGCGGCGTCGAAGCGAATGTTCGCTCCGATGGGTGACGCTTTTCGCCAAGAGATTGCGGGGATGGCGGCCTCAGCCGCCGCGCTCTTCACGACGCAGCAGATCATCAAGTACGCGGATGACTGGACCAGCGCCCGGAACGCCCTTGCGGCGGCCGGGGTGGCGACCAGCGACCTTGCAGAGCGTCAGCAGCAGCTTGTGGATCTGGCGAACGAGACACGCACTTCCACGGCCTCGACGGTTGAGCTTTATTCCCGCCTGACGCGGGCGACTTCCGAACTAGGGTTGACCCAGGCTGACGTCCTCCGCCTGACGGAGCTGCTGAACAAGTCGTTCGCGTCCAGCGGTCTTTCGACCCAAGAAGCCGCGAGCGCCGCGCTCCAGCTTTCGCAAGCCTTGGCCTCTGGTCAGTTGCAGGGCGACGAACTGCGGTCGCTTCGTGAAAACGCCCCTGCGGTCGCACAAGCCATCGCGGACGCCATGGGGGTCGGGATCGGAGCCCTGAAAGACCTGGGCGCTGAAGGCAAACTGACCGCCAAAGTCGTGTCGTCAGCAATCCTTGGCTCCGCTGACGACATCGAAAGCCGCTTCGGCTCCACCACGGCAACGGTTGGACAGGCGCTCACCGTGCTGAACAACCAGCTTGGCGCCTATATCGGGCAAGGCGACCAAAGCCTTTCGCTGACCCAGCGCCTAGCCCAGGCGATCATCGCTCTAGCGAACAACTCCGACACCATCGTTCCGATCCTTGGAACCTTGGTCGCACTGATCGGGGTCCGATATGCGGGAGCCATGACGGTTTCCGCCGTCCAGACCGCCATCGCGACCGCGAACAACATCGCCTATCAGGCCGCCTTGATCCGCCTACAGGCTCGCCAGACCGGCGCCACGGCAGCGCAGATCGCCTTGAACGCCGCGATGGCGGCCAACCCAATCGGGCTTGTTCTCACCGTCGTCGCAGCCTTGGCGGCGGGCCTTTACCTTCTGGCGACGCGCTACAACACCACGGCGATTGCAGCCCGCGAACTGAACGAGGTCGTCGGCGCGGCGGATAGCGCTCTTGAGGACTACCGAAAAGCCGTTGATGCGGCGAAAAATGCCTCCGCCGCCGAGCGAGTTGAACTGGAGAAGAAAGCCCAAGCTCTCCGCAATGTGACGTTGGCGCGGATCAATGACGCCAAGGTCGCAGCGCAAAAGCAGATTGACGAAGCCGTAGCGGCGCGTCGCCGGGCTGATCAATCCATAGGGTCATCGGCCGACGCTCGTTCTCGCGCGCTCGCCAACCCGACCAACTCGACGGCCGCATTGTCGGCCGGGGCCTCTTCTCAGGCTCGCGCGAACATTTCCCTCGCCGCGCGCGCTCGGGAAGAGGCAAACACCGCCATCCAAGCCTATGAGCGCCTGAAGGGCGCGATGGAGGAAATCGAAAATCCGCGTCCTGCTGGCGGCGGCGACTCCGGCGGCGCTTCAGGAAGTAGTGGCGGCACGGGCGTTGCCGGCGGAGATCGCATCGCAGAACTTCGCGAACGCCTGGCTTTGGAGGAAGACCTCGCCCGTGTCCGCGCCACTGGCGATGAATCGGCAATCCAGCGCGAGGAAGAGCGCCAACGGATCATTGAGGCGACCGAACGCTATCGTGAAGCCGGGTACGCGGACGCCGAACAGCGCGCCATCAACCTGATTGCTGCCGAGAACCAGGCCGAGGACATCGCCAAGGAACGGGAGCGAACCCAGGCCAGAATTCGTGAAGGCCAGGAGCGCGAAGCTGAACTGAAGCGCGCGACGGCGGACTGGACAGAACGTCAGCACAGCGCAGAACTGGAGATCGCCCGCCTTCGTGGTGATGAAAGCGCCATCCGTCGTCTGGAGCGTGAGGCGGCCCTCCGTAAGAGGATCGCTGAGTATGTGGAGCGATACGGGACGGCGGGTGTCGGCTTGGCAGTCGCTGAACAACTTCGCTTTGATCAGGCCGCCGCTGAAGGCGACATGAACTATGCCGCTGAAAATGCGGCGCGGACCTTCGTGGATGTCATCGCGGCGGAAAACCCCGGCGAGGCGCTGGGCTACGCCTTCAAACGGGCCGCCTTTGAGAACCTGGAGACCTTGTTCGCCAACATCTTCAAGTCGCTGATGAACAACGACAAGGGCGGCGGCTTCCTCAACTCCATCGCGTCCGGCGTCGGGTCTTTCTTCAGCGGCGGCGCGCGCGCGACCGGCGGCCCCGTCACGGCCGGCCGGGCCTACAAGATCAACCACAACAACCCGCAAAGCGAGTGGTTCGTGCCGGGGGTCGGCGGGTCTGTCCTAACGAATGGTCAGATGCGTGGGCTCCAGACCGGGAGCGTCCTCACCAGCGGCGGCGTCCTCGCCGTCACCGTGGATGTGTCGGGCGCGAACGGCGACGCAGCCGTGGCGGCCATTGCGGAGGCGGCGGCGCGGCGGGGTGCAGAGGCGGCGGTCGCCCAATCCCGCGCCGATCAAGCCCAGGCCAATGCAGCGAAACGGTACAGGCTGAAATGACGATCACGCTTCAGGCGCTGCCCAGCACCACGACCTATGAATTCCGCGAGGTCGCGGCGGGGAATGTCCTGCGTCCGGCTTTCGGCGGGTCGAACCAACCGCTGGCCCGAAAAGGCGATCATTGGGCGTGGGACGTGACCATTCCGGCCCTTGATGCGCGGGCCTGTGGCATGGGTCTTTTCGCGGATCTGACGCGCGGGAAGCGTGAACCGATCGTCATGGCGCTGCCGGATTACGCCCCGCCTCAAGCCTATGGCGCCGGTCCGGTCTGTGACGGAGTTGCGGCGGGAAACGCCGTGCCGGTTCGGGGCCTGACGCCATCGGTCCCGATCCAAAAGGGCAAGTGGATGTCTCTGGTCCTGAACGGTCAGCGGTACCTCTATTTGGTCGCGGCCGATGTCGTGGCGGATGGATCTGGAGAGGCGCTTATTGAAGTGACATCGCTTCTGCGGCGTCCGACGATTGACGGAGCGACTGTCGAACTCGCCTCGCCCAAGGTCGAGGGCTTCGTTCCGGCGAACCAATCGGCGTCGCTGGCGACGCTGCCGGCCGTTGGCCTTCAGTTCACGATCGAGGAGCGGGACTGAATGGACTCCGCCCTCATCGCGGCGTTTCAGCAACCCGCGCCGATCAAATGCACCCTGGTTCGGTTCGAACTGCCCGGCGAGGCTCTGTGCCTGACGGACGGCGGCTTCGCGCTGTTCGACGCCGGGGATGGCGAGGGAGTCGAAACCTATCTGGGTCGGCATCCGACCTATGGGGTTTTGAGCCGGGTCGGGAACGCCAAGGACGGGGCGGACAGCGGGACGCCTCGGGTCGAGGTCGAGATATTGCCTGCCTCGGATATTGCTGCGGCGGCCCTGGGGTCGCCCAACGTCCAGGGCGGGCGGTTCCAATGGTGGGAGGGCGTGGTCGATCCCGTGTCCGGCCTGCTGGTCGGGGCGCCGGAACTGAAGTTCGACGGCGAGATCGACAAGCCGCGCCTGTCTGTGGACGGCGAAGGCTGGAGCCTGACGCTGGAGTGCGGAACCCAGGCTGAACGCCAACTAGAGCCGAACGCCGACTGGCGCCTGAACAACGGCTTTCATCAACTGATCTGGCCTGGCGAGCTTGGCCTGTCGTTTGTGGACGGCGTGACGCGCAAGAAGGAATGGCGGAGCCGTCCGGAGAACCCTGGCGTGTTCAAGCGCCTGCTGAAGTCCTTCGTCCCGTTCCTGCCCGACTGAGGGACTGATCCATGAAAACCATGTTGGACCGGGCTGCGGCGACGCAAGCCTGTATGGACCGGTTCGCCTATAAGCCGGTCGAACCCGGTGTGCGCGACTGCGGCAAACTGGCAGCCCATGCGCTGCACAAGATGGGCCGGTCGGCGAAGCTGCTGAACGCCTCGCGTCACAAGAGTTGGAAGGGCGCCCTGGCCTATCTGGAGCGAACGGGGTTCGCGTCGCTGGTCGAACTGATCGACGCAATGGGCCTGGAGCGCATTCCGCCGGCCGCCGCCCTTCCTGGCGACATCATCGCCATGCCGACCGACGAAGCCAACGGGTTCGGATGCTCGCTGACGGTGGCGCTGGATAACGGGCGCGTCTTGGGCCTGAACCCGGCGACCAACCAGATCGAACCGATGATTCCTCACCTCTTCATCTGCGCTTGGAGGGTTTGAGTGCCGCACCTCCTGCCCGCCGCTGCTTCCGCCCTCGCCGCCGCCGCGCCCGCCGCCGCCAGCACCGCCGCCGCCACGGCCGCCAAGGCGACGCTGATGACGACGCTGAATTCTGTGGCGTTCAACGCCCTGACCAATCTGGCGATCAGCGCGGCCCTTTCGGCGTTTCAGCCCCAGGTCGGGCAGTCGGGCCGAACCTTCGAGTTCGTCATCGACCCGGACGGCCCGATCCCGTTCGCGGCCGGGCGTGTGGGCGTCGCCGGTTCGGTGATCCACCGGGACACCTTCGGACCGGATCTGATGTACTACGGCATCCCGTTCGTGCTGTCGGGCGCGGGGCCGATCGACGGGATCGAGTCGTTCAAGGCCGACGACTATCCGATGCTGTTCGACGCCAACGGTGGGGCGACGACGGAGCCGTATCGGCAGGAACTGTTCTTCCGGTCCGTGCTGGGTCATCAACCCGCGCCGGTGGCCCTATCCACACCGTCAGGACTGAAGAACGGGGCGACCCTGCCGGGCTGGACGGCGGCGCACAAGCTGTCGGGCAAGGCCGCCGGTCTGATCGTCATGGCCGAGAACTCCAAGGGTTCGGCCTTCCCGACCGGCGAGATCAAGCCGCTGATCACCTTCCGGGGCTTGAAGGTCTATGACCCTCGCCTGGACAGCACCTATCCAGGCGGGTCCGGCTCTCATCGGCTGAACAACGCCGCCACCTGGACCTACTCCGCCAACCCGATCCTGTGGGCGCTGAAGTGGACCCTGGGTCTCTGGGAAGGCCCGACCGGAAAGGGCGCGCCCCAGGTTGACTATCAGGTCGGCGGGATCGGGGCGAAGCTGTCGGGGATCGACGTTCCGGCCTTCGTCGCCGCTGCCAATGTGGCGGACGCCAACGGCTGGACGGTTTCGGCCTATCCGAACACGGACGACGACAAGCACCAAGTGCTGGAGACCTTCCTGCAAGCGGGCGGCGCCATCTATTCCCAGCGCGCGGGCAAGATCAGCTGCATTCAGCGCGCCGCGCCCCGGACCAGCATCGTGACCATCTCGGCCGCCGACACGGCCGGGCCATTGGAGATCGACACGGCGGCCAGCCGGATCAACCGGATCAACACCCTGCGTCCCCGGTTCTGGAGCCCGGCGCACCGTTGGCAGATGACCGCCCTGGACGGCGAAGTCACGGCGACGACCTATCGCGAGCAGGACGGCGCGGTTCGGTCGCGCGGGATCGACTACCCCTATGTCTCTGACGCCCGGCAAGCGGCGCAACTGGCGGCCCTTCAGATCGCCCATACGCGGGAGGGGATCGCAGGCGTCATTCCGCTGAAGCCGCATCTGCAACGCATCCGGCCGGGCGACGCCTTCACCATCACGGAGCCGGGCTTCGTGCTGAACGGGCTGAAATGCCTGTGCCTGAACACCGACTATGATCCGGCGACAGGCGTGGTGCGGGTATCGTTCGTCAGTGAGACGGACGCCAAATATCCGTTCGCCCTGGGGCAAGACCCGACCCCGCCCGAACCGCAAGTGCTGGAGCCGGTTGACCCTCGCTACGTCACCCCTCCTCAGCCGGGCGACTGGACGCTCTCCCCCGAGGTGTTGGTCGACAACGGAGCCAGCATCCCGATCCTCGCGATCACCGGCTCCTGTGAGAACGCGACCGCGGATCAAGTCATCTTTGATTTCCGTCCTGTCGATGACCCTCCGAGGGCCTGGGCTGGCGCTGGTGTAGAGGGCCCAACCGTGGTCCGAAAAGAGATCGGCGGCCCCATCACCCCAGGAACTGAATATGAGGCATCGGTACGCTATCGCCGGGGAAACAACGTCTCAGAACGACTTGTCCTGGACTCGGTTATCGCTGGTCAGTTCTCGCCGGGCAACGTGCAGTCCGTCGTTGCGGAAATACAAGGCGGCATTGGATATGGGGCGTCAACAAACGTCGCGGCGCTGACCGACGCAATAACCGTTCCAGCTATAGGCGCATTTACCCTAACCACTCAGATTTTTAGCCAGAGTGAAGCGGACGGATCTCTGCCGCTGGCTGCGGGAACCGTTCGTCTCTACCGCCTGGACGGGACAACCGAAACGCTAGTTGCAGGCCCTGTGACGGTCTCAACTTCTTCAAATGAAGCTGCCGCAAGGGACGCAACTGCGTTCAACATCAAGGTCGCCAACACGTTCGCCGGGCCGGTGCAGTTCAGAATTGATGCCGTAGGCGGGGGGGGCTCGACATCTTCGACCGGATCAGTGACGGGCTCCATCTCCGTCCTGTGGTCTGCGGCGTAACGCTTTCACCCCCTCATCGCTAGGATTTGAGGACACCCCCATGATCACACCAGGACGCCTGGACCTCACGGTCCAGCGATGGACGCCGTTTGTCTATCAGATCGACTTCGAAGGCTTGGACTTCACCAGCGCCACGATGGCGATGCAGGGACGGCTATGGCGGGACGCACCGGGCTCGCCGCTCATCAGCCTCTCAAACGCCGCGTCGAATGCGGAAGGCTTGTCTGTGTCGGTTGCGACAGTCGAAGGCGTTACCGTCTCGACCGTCCAGATCCGCATCAATGAGACGACCGCTGAGGCCCTGCTGCTGAACGCCGGCAAGCCCGGCGATGACGCCCGCCTTGTCTATGACCTCCATATCACGGGCGGCGGATTTCCCAAGGCGCGCTGGGTCGAAGGCGATCTCATCATTCGTGCAGGAGCGACGCAATAATGGCCGATGCAGTCGTAAAACTAGTTCAGCAACGCGCGGTCGTCTCCATCGGCGGGGGCGAACTTGTGGCCTTGCGCGCAGCCCAGGCGGCCGAACCGTTCGCCACCCGCGCTGAAGCGGCCCTCGCCGAAATCGAGGATATCGCCAGCGGGGCTCCTGATGCGCCGTCGATCCTGAACAAGGCCGACAAGTCCGGCGACAATCTGGCGGAAGGGGAAGCCGCCGCTTTCCGCGATGTCCTGAAACTGGGTCCGACCGATGACGTGCAGCACCAGAGCGTCAGCGGGGAACGGTTCGTCGCGGCCGGGGGCCTGGGGCGTTTCGGCGGTTCGAACGATCCGGGCGGGATCATTCTGGGTCGTGGCGATCCGCGTTCCGGTCCGACGGACGGGGCCAAGATCGGACCGGACGGTCATGGCAATTGGGTTCATGTCGAGACGACCCGCGTCGGCAACCCGACGGAGCTGATCGTCTATTCCAAGGCTCTGTCCGGGCGGGCAGAGGGCCTTAACGGCACGAACGTGGTTGAACGGCTAGAGGGTGACGACGTGACGCCCATCGCCGTCGGAGACACCCTGTATTTCGCCGGACGCAAGTTAAAGGTTTCGGGCAAGCCCGCCTATGGTCAATTGGCCGTGACCAACTTCGACGGCAGTTCGATCACCTTTGACACCACGTTCGAAAACGAGTTCTACAAGTGGTGTTACACGACCGGAAACGGCGTCGCGAACATCGTTGACGGTGAACTGCACTACGTCAGCGGGACGCCCTTCCCGCCCCTGTTCTTCAGCGACTTTTCGTTCACCGTAAACGGCGTGACCTATACAGCGTCTCAACTGACGTTCATCGACCAAGCGACCTACGGCTTTACCGGGACGCCGCCGGCCGATGCGACGAACGTGACCTTCTCTTGGCGCGGAAACATAAACGATCAGATCACGACTTTTCGCCTTCAGCTGGAACAGGGGATCAATGAGGAGAACCTGAACCTCTTTGCCTTCGCCGGCCACCCGACTCTGGGTCGCGGCTTCTTGTTGACCATGGACTGGGCTGGTCTTGGCAAGAACCGCCCCTTCTACATCGGCACGGACGATTGGTCGCCAGATGACCCGAAGATCACGGTCGGCTTCTATCCCAGCCTCGCACTGAACGACGACGCGGCGAACCGGGAGTATATCCCCGACGGCGGCGACTACGTCACCCTTGGCGGCGAGGCGGGCAACGAGGCCCTGCGGGTTCTGAACTCGCCCACCAAGGTCAGCGGCGTGAACCGCTTGGAGGTGTCCGGAGCCGCGACGGGCTTCAGCCCGGTCCTGATGGCGCGTGGCGAAGACGACAATATCACCCTGGGCTATGACGCCAAGGGAACGGGTAGCCACCGCTTCACCCATGACAGCAACCTCCTGCTGGATATCAACGGGCAAGACGGCGCGAACGCCTACGTCGAGATGAACGCTCTTGCGTTCGGGTTCGCCGCCATTGTCGGCAAGCCGACGAACGGGGCGACCACGGCTGATCTGCTACTGGCGGGGACGGGGACTGGAAGCCGGGTGCGGTTCGGCACCTACACGGCTGGGACCAGCCCAGCGTATGCGGGAACCATAGAGATCAGGGATGCAGACGGGAACGCCCGCAAGTTGATGGTGGCGGCATGACGCCGACTTATCGCGCCTACGTCATCCGCCAACAGGCAGAGGCCCATGCACGGCAGCGGGTTCCATTGGCTGAACTGTCACATGCAAGGGTTTTGGACGAAGCCCTTGCGATCACGGCCGACAACCTCGCCAACGCCCTGAGCGAGTTGGACGCTTTGCGCGCCAAAGAGCACGGCCCCACCCCTTCCCCACCACCATGAAAAGGAGAACCCATCATGGAAGATGACGGCCCCCGTAACCCCCCTCCGCCCCCGCCTCCTCCCCCGCCCCCTGCGGAGAACGACGGTAAAACGGAGAACCCGTAGTGCTCGGCCTGGCGCTTGATCTGATGTGGCTGTCTCTGGCGGCCATAGGCATGTTCGGGCGTCAGGCCCGGCCCTATGTCTT